TGAAGGTCGTGCGTTTGGTGAACTCGGACACCCAGAGGGCCCAACTGTCAATCTTGACAGAGTATCGCACATGATCACAAAACTGGAAGCGGATGGAAAGAACTTTATTGGCGAGGCGAAACTGCTCTCAACTCCAATGGGGGAAATTGCGAAAGCACTAATTAAGGACGGTGGTAAACTCGGTGTCTCTTCAAGAGGTATGGGTTCACTGGAGTCTCGTAGCGGTGCAAATTATGTGAAAGATGACTTTTATCTTGCCACTGCGGCAGATATCGTTGCAGACCCTTCTGCACCTCAAGCCTTTGTTGAGGGTATTATGGAAGGTAAAGAATGGGTGTGGAATAACGGTATCCTACAGGAAGTAGAGATTTCAGAAATCAAAAATGACATTAATGAAGGTGTTAGACGTAAACAGTCAAATGTTTCCGCACTTGCCTTTGCGAAATTTTTGTCAAAACTTTAATCATTATAAATATGATAAGATAACAACTCAAGGAGAAATCCCAATGTCAGAAATAGACAAGACAATTGAGGAACTAGAGGCGGAAGTCATGGCGGAGCTTGAAGAAGCAACGCAACCAACTGACGGTGCTGCCAAAGGAGACTCAATGGAAAAAGTGGAAGGGGAAGTTCAAGACCTTGGCGACACGCCGGAAAAGGGAGCAGACAAAGTGAAACAAACTAAAGATGCTCAAACTAAGGGTGCCGCACCAGAACAAGGTGGTGAAGCTTCGCCGACTAAAATCAAAGAACCACTCGCAGCTGGTGATCAAGTCGATCATGAGGGTGAGGAACTAGAAGAATCTCGTATGACTAAAGAGATGATGAAAGCTGAAATGCAACAGAAAATGGAAAGCATGAAAGCACAGGATCTCAAAGCAGCATATGAAGCAATGTGTGGCGAAATGGAAAAGAAGGAAGAGGAGTCAGTTGACGAATCTACTCTTGAAGACCGCCTTGCAACTGTAGACGTTTCTGAAGATGTTTCTGCACTAACTGCTGGTGAAGAACTATCAGAAGAGTTTCAAGAAAAAGCAGCGACAATTTTCGAAGCGGCGGTTAAGTCCAAAATTCGTTCAGAAGTTGCTCGTATTGAATCTGCTAAACAACAAGAAGTTGCAGAAGAAGTTGAAACCGTTAAGTCAGAATTGACTGAAAAGGTTGATGCGTATCTAACTTACGTTGTTGAAGAATGGATGAAAGAAAACGAAATTGCTATTGAGCGTGGTCTCAAGGGCGAAATCGCAGAAGACTTCATCTCAGGTCTTAAGTCACTTTTTGAAGAACATTACATTGATGTTCCAGATGAAAAGTATGACATTCTAGGTAGTCAGTCTGAACAGATTGATGTTCTAGAATCAAAACTTAACGAACAAATCGAAAAGACTGCTGAATTAAAAAAGCAGAACAACGAACTTGTTCGTGAAAGTGTCTTTGCAGACATTTCTTCCGACCTCGCCGATACAGAGGTAGAGAAGTTTAAAGGTCTTGCAGAAGACGTTGAGTTCACAGATGCAGATGCATTTAAAGCGAAACTCGACACACTTAAGGAATCTTATTTCCCTAAGGCAACCACTATCGCTGAATCTGTAGACTCGGAAACTGATGATTCCGAAGCCTTCGATACAACTGGTGCAATGGCCGCTTACATGGCTGCTATCAGTAAAAATGTAAAGCGAGCTAAATGATCCGCAGTGTAAATTGCAGATTGTATAAATATTGTTATAAAAAGAAAACTCAATAAGGAGAAACAAAATGTTCCAGACAGAACATCTACAGGAAAAGTGGCAGCCAGTCCTTGAACATAACGATCTTCCAGAGATCAATGATTCATATCGTAAGGCTGTAACCACAGTTATCCTCGAAAACCAAGAAAAAGCACTTCGTGAAGACAGAGGTTTCCTCGGCGAAGCTGCACCAACTAACGCAACTGGTGGATCAGTTGACAATTGGGATCCAATTATGATCTCACTCGTCAGACGTTCTATGCCTAACCTCATCGCATATGATGTGGCAGGCGTTCAACCAATGACTGGCCCAACTGGACTTATCTTTGCGATGCGTTCACGTTACACTAACCAATCTGGCACAGAATCAATGTTCAACGAAGCGGACACTGACTTCTCAGGCACAGGCGCACAAGTAGGAACAAACCCTGCCGTTCTTAATGACGGAACTCCAGGCACCTACACTAACGGTGCTGGTATGGCAACTGCTGCTGCTGAAGCACTAGGTGACTCTGCCGGTAACTCTTTCGCAGAAATGGCGTTCTCAATTGAGAAACAGTCTGTTGAAGCGAAATCTCGTGCTCTTAAAGCAGAATACACAATGGAACTTGCACAGGACTTGAAAGCGATTCATGGTTTGGACGCTGAAACAGAACTTGCAAACATCCTTTCTGCTGAAATTCTTGCAGAGATTAACCGTGAAGTCATTCGCACAATCTACACGATTGCGAAGCCTGGCGCACAAGTCGATACAGCAACTGCTGGCACATTCGACATGGACGTTGACTCAAACGGACGTTGGAGTGTTGAGAAGTTCAAAGGACTTATGTTCCAAGTTGAACGTGATGCAAACGCAATCGCACAACAAACTCGCCGTGGTAAAGGTAACACAATCATCTGTTCTTCTGACGTTGCTTCTGCACTTCAGATGGCTGGTGTATTGGATTACACTCCGGCACTTAACAACAACCTAAACGTTGACGATTCTGGCAACACATTTGCTGGTGTTCTTAACGGACGTTACAAAGTCTACATCGACCCATACAGTGCAAACAATGCTGCTTCTCAGTATTACACTGTAGGTTATAAGGGAACTTCTCCTTATGACGCTGGTTTGTTCTACTGCCCATACGTTCCACTACAGATGGTTCGTGCGGTTGGTGAAAACACATTCCAGCCTAAGATCGGGTTCAAGACTCGTTACGGCATGACTGCAAACCCATTCGCAGAGGGAACTACTGCTGGTGGTGGTGCATTGACTGCTAACGCTAACAACTATTACAGACGTGTTAAAGTTACTAACATCATGTAATAATAAGAGTTGAGTTAATCAACCTACTTGGGGAGTCTTTCGGGACTCCCCTTTTTTATGGGCGGTATAAATAGAAGTATGAAAAGGAAACTATCATGCCAGTAAGCTCTAATGTTCTTAGTCGTCAACCAACTAACTTGGACTATTTGCGTCCAACACAGTTTCGTTTCGACATTTTAAAAGTTCCAAATGTCCAGTATTTCACTACTGAAGTCAATTTGCCAGGCATTGCATTTTCTGGTGATGCGATTATGAACTCTCGTTATAAGGCGATGCCTTTTATGGGGGATACGTTGGATTTCTCTCCTATGGAGATTCAGATGAATGTTCAAGAAGATATGTCCAACTATCGTGAGATTCATGATTGGATGACAGGTATTGGTTTCCCAGAAACGCCACAACAATTTGCAGATGCAATGACTGATGCACAGAATGAGAAGTTCACTGCAAACAAAGGTTCTACTTCTAATAAGAATGCTCTTACTAGTGATGCAACCTTGACTATTCTGACAAACAAAAACAATCCAGTGTTGAGAGTTCTATTCAGAAACATATACCCAACCTCACTATCTGGATTATCATTTGATACAAAAGATACAGAAGCACAAAACATGACTGCCGCTGTTACCTTCAATTACGATTTATACGAAATTGAAGTTTTATAAATAACTATGAGCAGATGAGGTAAACTTGAACAGTTTAATTGTTTGAGTCCTCTCTGTAGGACAATGTAGAAAAGCAAGTCCACCGATTCTGCTCACACTTTATTATTAGGATGTGAATTATTATGACACTTGAAGAATTGCAAGCGCAGGCCGAAAAAGACCTTAAGTTTGATGACTTAGAACTCGCAAACGAATCTCTTCGTTCTGCATCACTCCATCAAAAATATCTCACCATCTATAATAACTTTCGTCAACTCAAGTTGATGAACGATGGCAACTATCGTGTTAAGTATAGACAGAAGTGGGAATATTACTCTGGTAAGGCAGAACCTCATGTCTACAGAGACAATCCTTTCGAACACAAAATTCTCAAAGCAGACTTACCTATCTACTTGGAGTCAGATGAAGAACTCATCAAACTCAAACAGAAGGTAGAGTATTATTCTATGTGTATGGATTCGTGTGAACGAATTCTGAAGCAAATCCAACAACGTGGATGGGAT